TATATGCTGACGGATAACACAGCACCCGACCAGACGGCAGGGCGTACCACAAATTCACACCGTCAAACAGATACGTCACGCGACCAGCGGTAAACTCACGCCCCTTATGGCGCATGGCGCACATATACGCTCGCTCAAGCTCACCCCAATACTGCACCGCCCAAGTGTTACTGCGACGCCACGCGTCAACGGTACGTTTAGCCTCAGCTTCAGGCAATGAGATGCCATAGGCTTTACCCATCGCGCCAAACGCCCCAGCCCCACCCATATAGCCGCACGACAGAATAGCCACCTTACCAATCTGACGTTGGTCAGGCGTTATCATATCCATCGGACGGTTAAAGATACCCGCAGCGGCACGGACGTAAATGTCCTCACCACTGCGAAACACGTTAAGCACATCTTCACTGCCATGCTGCAAACTCGCCCACGGCGTCACACGCGCTTCAATACCTGCCCAATCTGCCACCACGAAAACATTACCGGCGGCGGGCATTAGCGCAGGACGAAGCATGCCCTTTAAAACGTCAGTGACACGCTTACCATGCACCGGAACAATATCACGCCCTATGACCATATCATCACGCACTCGTTGAGGCTCTTTAGCGCATTTACGCGTAAAGTTATGTACCTGTGCGCCATACGATGACGCTCGACCAGTAGCCGAGCCACCGTTGAACACAAACGCGCCACGCACACGATGGTCTTCAAAATCTGCAAGAGAAAGCAGACGGCTAAACTTCGCCACAGACGACGCCCACAGGTCATCAGCGCATTGAATAACCTCCGCAACGTGCGGTGGAATTTCCTCAGGGTTGTCCATCAATAAAAGGTTAGCGCGAACGCTTTTGTCGATAGAATACTTCTCACCATTCCACATCAGCGCTCGCGCAGACTCACCAACACGCTCAAGCACCCACTCACGCATCTTCGGTGAACGAACAGACTTAATTGCACCGTCAGTAAGCTCCACGACGCGAGATTGGATTTCCTCAAGCTCAACACTGGCGTAGCGCATGGCGGCGCGGCACAAGTCAACGTCCACAAGAACACCTGCGTCGTTAATGCGCTCGTTGACGTGATAGTCTGCAAGCTCGTCATTTGTCAACTGACGTAGCGACTGCGACACTGCTCGCATGGTTCTTACGTCTTGACGGCAATACTCGATAAGCTCAGGCAACAGCTTGGTGTTAAAAGGAGGAGTGCAGCACTGCTTGACCAGCATTTTGCCACGGTGGTCTTTGCGCATCTCGCTAGAGATAGCGCGACCAACATCCTCAAGACTGCCCGGAAGGCAATTTGCCCGTGCTTGCACAGCGGTGCAGTAAAACTGCTCAAGCTTAAAGTCTATCTGTAGAACGTACCAGAATATTAAACGCTCAAACGCGGCGTTATGCGCTCGTATCTGACCCGTAAAGTTACGCACTCGGTCAGGAAACGGCATATCAGGCGCCCATGTCTGCACGTCCTCATCATCAAAGGCGTAGCACATACACAGCACGTCAGTAGTCAGGTCTTGCGCGTAATTGTAAACGCCATGCTTAGGCAAATCACATTCGCTTCTTGTTTCAAAATCGATATAAAGTATAGGCATAAAAAAGGCGGCCTTTCAGCCGCCCCTCTCCTTATCGGTTATGCGCGTCTGCGGCGGGTGGCAGGCGCTTCATCCTCGACAGCTTCTTCTTCTTCTTCTTTTGGTGCAGGTTCACCGTCTAGGCTAATCCACTCCACAATGTCAAACATCGGTGTGTAGATACGCCCGTAGGCTTTATGTTGATAGTGTTCTTTGCCCAAAGATACAACAGCGACAGGTTTAGTCTGGTCTGTTTCTACTTGATTAGCGATGTTAACCGCTAAGGTTTGCACGGCGCGTTTACCGCCCACGCTGGTGACTGTGTAGCGTACTTCTTCGCCTTTGTCTTCGCCATCAATACATTTAAGCGAAAATCCTACTTGTGTTTCCCAGCCGCGTTTAGCAGCGGCAGGCGCAGGCTCAACTTGTGGCAATGGTTCAGTCACGCTTACCATTTTCTCACCTAATACTTCACCTTCACCCCACGCAATAAAGCCGTGCGTGAAGCTGAACGGATTAACTGCCCACACGCTGTCGTTGTCCACTTCAGTTTCAGACGCGCCATATACCCAGTGACCTGTTCTATCCATTTTAAGGATAGTTACGCCACCTGCACTGTTGGTGTCAGTTTGAATGTTGCGTAATGCGTTGCTGATTGAATTTACGGCTGGAAGGTTGGCGTTGCCAAATACAGATACGTTGTTCATTTTAGATTCCTATAGTTTATTAAGGGCGTTAGTTAATTGTTGCCCGATTAGTAAGACAGTAGGGCGCGGGTCAGATTCGTGCGCCATTGTACTGCCAGAAGATACCACTGCGACAACATCATCCGGCATGGGCAGTTTCAGAGCCTTTAATTTCTTCTCTGCTTGCGCCGGTGAAACCAATTTGGAATCGTAGATGTCGTCATTTGTTAGACCAAGAGCCAAAAGCGATTCGACTGCTTGCGCCTCATTAGTCCATTTTCTTGTCCCGCGCTTTGCAACGAGTTTGTAGTTTGGGACTGGTTTGCCCGCTTCAAGCATTTGAAACGCTAATGCTCTCAAATCGGTAATCCATTGTTCCAGAATCTCAGCTTGTTGTAAATAGTTTGCAATAGATTCTGCATCAATATTATCTAGCGTTGCCTTCAGCGCCCTATCTACCTCACCTGTCATTAACGGGCAAGTTGGCTTAGCCGCGCACCACTTGCAGTGTTTGCCACTGGCTAACGGTGCATCAGGTGTTTCAGACAAATCGATAGCTTTTTTGAGCGTTTTTTCAAACTCACGAATGCGTTTAGCGGTGGTTTTCCAGCGCTTAACAGACGGGGGTTGAACAATCACAAGCTCAATAGACGCCGCGCCATCAAACACCCATTCTAGCCCTTTTGTGCGCATTGCTGCGCCGGCGTAGAACATGAGCTGCTCGTTTTCCTCTACTTCCACACTAACGCCACTGCCAAACTTCCAGTCAAGAATAACAGCGCGGTCACCTAATCTACCGATAAGGTCAACGCTACCAAACACGTCAGGCAAGAAATCACCGTAGCTTACATTAGCTTCAACGGTAAACTCCATTGACTTGGTGGGGTCAATTTCATCAAGCGCCGCCAGCGCCGGCTCAATCTTTTCTTTTGCCAGCTCAGTTGTCATATCGATACCCGCATACGACAGACTGTAAATGTTGAAGTTATCTTCAGTGAGTAACTTTTCCATTGCAAGGTGGCAAAGCGTTCCTTCATCGGCATACGATGATGATGGCTTAGGTGGCATTTGTTGCACCAGCTTAACACTGGCAGGACACGCGATAACTCGTTTAGCGGTGCTACCACCAGCAATACTTGAATGGCTCATTTTGTCTCCTTTACTTTTAAAGTATGTAATTCACCAATTCTAGCGGCATTGATTAGCCACGCTAATTGGCGCAATATCCCTTGCTGCTGTTTTATGTATTGCTCTGCGGTCATAAATTTTACCTCTAATTGTTTAGTGAGATTGCAGTATATCAAAAAAAGTTTGCAAAGAAAAGTTTGCAATGATAAACTTTAGCCATGTTAGAAAAAGACATTGAAAAATACTTAATAAAAGTCGTCAAAGAAATGGACGGCAAATCGTATAAGTTCACCTCCCCTGCTTGTCGGGGAGTGGCAGATAGAATCGTGTGTTTACCTAATGGCAGTACATGGTTTATTGAGCTTAAAACCGCAGGTGGCAAGCTGTCAGCACTGCAAAAAGTTTTTGCATCAGACATGGGCAAACTTAATCAAAAGTACGCTTGTCTTTGGAGCAAAGAAGATATTAACAACTGGAGAGAGAACAATGATTGAATTTTTACAATACCTTGATGAAAGCAATTTGGCATACCTTATTATGCTGCTTTGCTTTTTAGTTATGGCGCGTTTGCACCTCAATGCGCTAACTGAAATTACACGTTTACGCAAAATTATGAAGCAGGTGGCAAGATGAAAAATCAACTTCCACATTACCAAAACGGGCTAAGTCAAAATTTACCAAAAGACTTAAAAGGTGTTTCTCATGTAATAGGCGGCGATGACGGCTCAAAAGAGCCAAACGCTGTAATGATTGCATACAACGCATATCAAGAACGTGAACGCCAAGACTGGGCAAGACTTTTAGGAGGGTTTTAAAATGAGCGCAACTTTACTACTTACTTTGAGCTTCCTTACTGTCGATACCAACATCGACAAGCGCGGCAAAACAACCACGCATGAGGTAATCGCGTACACAAGCGTTGCAATACCATACGACAACATGACTGCCTGCGCTAACGCTAAAGAAGAATATGCTCTTGCCGTAGGGGCGTATCAGCTATTCAAGCGCCCTACGCGCATTATTGGCGCAATTTGCAATGATAGTGCAACGGGGACAGTACAATGAGTTTATTAACAAAAGAACAACTTAAAGAAATACAAAATTTTCATGATGACATTGGCGAATGTACCGAACCGCACGAAGAATGTTTTATAAAAAAATTGATTGAATGGAACGAAAAACAACCACCGCAGACGGCACGCGAGATGTACCAGCGTGGCTATGCGCAAGCTGAGCGTGATTTAAAGCGTGAGCCTTTGAGTATAGATTGGGCTGAAGCCCCAGAAAACACCGCAATAGCAAAAGTAGCTTTATTTTGGGTAACTGAAGATAATTTGATGCTTGGGCGAAAAGATTTGGCGTCAATTGAAAAGCCTGTAAATGGAGCAGATGGTGACTGAAATAACCTTAAAAGCCTACTGCGCGGCGCATAAAGTTAGCCGCACCAGTATGGACTATCACATCGTTAAGATGGGGATATATCCTGCCGGCAGTATAAGATTATCCGAAGCAGGCGCACCGTCATTCTTGTGGCGCGTTAAAGATTTAGACAAAGCCAGACTTAGACTTGGCATTAGAGGGAATGGAAAATGAAAGATGAACTTTTATACATAGCCATTGGCGCGTTTTTGATTGGCGCTATTGCATCAACGCTGACAATATACGCCACGCACAGACATTATTACGAAATCACCAAGACAACTATAGGTGAGTTCATCATTCATGACGGGCGCATCTACTCAGTGTATGAGATGGAACGCAACATCCGTGGGGAGATGGTAGCAAAATGAGTAAAGAAGAATTATATAAGCGCCTGACAATGGCGCAAAAGAACAAAAAGGAGCTGAAGAAAATTAAACTTCAACTCCTTAAAGAAATCGAGCAGTTAAAACTAATGCTTCGCGCACTGGAGGAAGGGTAATGGAAATCGATGATGTTGCAGCGCTCATGTTTTACATTGGCGTACTATTTTTAACGGGGTTATGGCTATGTCATTAGTTAAACCTGTATCTCCAGTAACACCTGTGCCAACGGCAACAGACTGTATGCATGACCATTGGCGTATATATAATAGCCTTGGCTACCGCGAGTGTGACCGGTGCAAAGAACAAAGACCGATATTTAATGACATAAGGCATCAGAGATGAACATCTCACAAATATTCATAGGGCTGTCGCCCTTTTTAAAAGACAGATTTATAAGCGAGGTGTTTACGCTCGGACTTATTAACGAGCTAAACGAGCAACGCTTTCGTGCTAGATGCCGGCGCTTGATACGCCAGCACAACGGCGAAACGCGCAAGCTATACAAAGCACTAAACAACTTGACGATGGACGACAGATTACGATTCTTTGACGTGGTAAGTGGAAATGAAAGATAAAGATTTAGAGATTATAAGAAGCGCGATACGATACAACAGTAACACCGGACACTTTTACAAAGGCGGCGCAAATACGCCTGCCGCGCTTAACTGGAAAAACAAAAATGCCACCATTAACGTCAAGAAAAGTGGTATGCACTCCTACTTTCTAGCGTGGAAAATTGCCGTGTTTTTAGCTTATGGATGGTATCCGAAGCATACTGACGCAGTAGAGTATTTAGACGGCAACCCGTGCAACTTAAGCATTAGTAACATCAAGGTTATTAAAGCAGGCGAAGATGAAATGACCATGATTGACTTTTGCGACGAAAACGATTTGCGCTACCCTAGCGTGTCTGCGCTCATGCGCGGAGAACCGTTTATTCGTCGAATAGAAAATGGATACTCTCGCGCGTATTTTCGTAAAAGTTTACTGGAAGCAAACTGCGCTAAATTGATGGCTAAAAAACAACGTGACGAAGAAATCAGAAGTAAGCCCAAGCGACCAATGGGCAGACGCCGAAATGAACACTTTATGGAATTTCTAAGAACGCACTATTTAGTGCCTAAACGTTGGGAGATGTCGCTATGTTAAGAGGTGACAGTGTACATGAGAGCGATAGTGTAAACGCGCCAGCACATTATCAAGGCGACAAGATGCAGTGCATCGACGCGATGGAAGCTATGCTTACGCAAGATGAGTTTCGTGGGTATTTGCGCGGTAATGTTTTTAAGTATCAATGGCGCTTTAGAGAAAAAGGCGGTGTTGAAGATTTACGCAAAGCAAGATGGTATTTAGACAGACTAATCAAATTGGAGAATTTCTAATGTATGCGTTTAAAAGTGGACCTGTTGACCAAGACCCAACCATTAAAGGCCTTCGTGGCGAAGATATGGAGAACTACATGAATTTGCTTAAATGGTTAGATTCTGTGCCGTTTATTCCCCTAAAGGTTAGCGACTTTGTGCTACCTTGGCGGGATAGATGAAGCCAAAGCTCAAAACGATGAATGGGGTATGGATATGCTATACCCCTTGCTGCACCATTCCAATGATGGCAGACCACCCACAAACGGCGTATTTAAGATGGAGATTTATCAATGCTAAGACCCAATCAGATAGAAGCTGTTGCCTTTTTGAGCCAAATAGACAAGGGCATGATTCTCGCCCCAGTGGGGGCGGGCAAAACAGCGATAACGCTAACCGCCATGCAACAAGCGCTCGACATGGGCAGAGTACGCCGGTTCTTAGTGATAGCGCCAAAACGTGTTTGCACGGATGTGTGGACAATAGAGCCAACCAAGTGGGCACCAAATCTGACAGTATCTATCGCCGTTGGCTCTTACGCGCAGCGGTTGATAGCGTTCAACAAACCGACGCAGGTGGTGGTGACTAATTACGATACACTGCAAACAACGCCGCCACTGGTAGGCTTTGACGGTATCGTGTTTGACGAGTTGACGGTGCTAAAGAACCCATCAGGCAAACGCTTTAAAGCGCTATTTGGGTTAATTAAGGACTTTAAAGTTAAGTGGGGGCTTACCGGCTCGTTTACCAGCAACGGACTTGAGGACGTGTTTGGGCAATGCAAAATAGTAGACGCATCACTTCTTGGAAAATCCAAAACAGCGTTTCTTCAAAAGTATTTTGTGCTACTCAATAAAGACTTTGGTGAATGGGTAGCCAAGTCTACATCATTGCGTGACGTAATGGCGGAAATTAAGCCTGCAACGTATCTTATCGACACGCAAGAGTATATGGATACTTTGCCTCCGCTTAACGTTGTGCCAGTCAAATGCGCGATGGACATGAAGCAGTACAAAGAGATGAAGAAAGACTTTGTGGTGTATTACGACGATAAGGAAATCATAGCAGTTAACGCCGCTGTGGTGGTAAACAAACTGCAACAAATGGCCAGCGGGTTTTCGTATATTGAAGGGCAACCCGCCGCATGGTTTTCGCGCCACAAGTTTGACCGGCTAGACGAAATACTTGAGGAGAATCAACACGCCAATACGATTATTGTGTATAACTTTCAGGCAGAGCTTGAAGAACTTAAACGCCGGTACCCAAACGCACGAACAATCGACCAGCAAGGCGTTATCTCATCGTGGAACGCGGGGCGAGTAGAATTACTGCTCGTTCATCCTAAGTCAGCAGGGCATGGGCTAAACCTTCAATTTGGAGGCAGTAAAATGGTGTTCCTGTCGCTTCCGTGGTCACTTGATAGATATGAGCAGACCATTGGACGATTGCACCGTAGTGGACAAAAGAGTGCTGTATATTGCTATGTACTGCTAACAGACAAAACCGTAGACGAGCGCATATTCGCAAGTCTGCATGACAAACGCGCAATCTCAGATATTGCCTTAGAGGAATTAAAATGAACAACTTAACATGGCGCGACATCTTCTTTAATTTGAATAATTACTCAGAAGACGAGCTAGAAAAAATGATTAAATCAGAGCGTCACGGTAAACGTAGACGCTCTATTTTGGTACGTTTGCATCAGCGCTACTGCATACTCCGCGCTAACCGTGAACGTGACGAATTACTCGCTTAAAAACAATTCTGCTTCCGCATTTCTGCGTCGAGTAAGACCGGCTAATACTTTACCGCCAGCCTTGTTCCACCGCAGAAATTGCTCTGCTATTTCAGATTTAGGTTCTTTTGCTTTTAGCATCTTAACAAGCGTTGACGAAACTAAATTTCCACTGCCTATGTTATAGCAGAGGCAAACTAGCGCATCGTATTCATTCTGGGTAAGCGGTTCGCCAATCGCGTTGACGGTATGCTCATACGGCGCTAACGTCTGCGCTAGTAAATGCAGTGCCGCTGCTTCGCCCGGCAATGCCTGATTAGCTTTCACGGGTGTTCCGTCCGCATAGCGGGTTGAGCCTATGCCAATTGTCCAAACACCTGCTGGGCATTTATAGCTTTGCAGTTTACAACCTTCAAATTCTTTAATTAGGGCTAACCCTTTTTCACCTATCTTCATTTCTTTTCCCGTAGCAATAGAATAGTGGTCAGTTTTTGCGTCAATCGTATCATGTCGTTGTCTAGCACCCGCACTTGGTCAATTAGCTCAATTAGCGCGTCTGTTGCTTCTTGCAGGATAGGCTTTACGACGGTGGTCGCCCAGAGCCAGACAAAGTAGACAATATAGCCCATACCGCCAGCAGCGATAATTGGGAATCCATACTGGTTAATATATTTAGCGATAGCATCGGCAGCCATTAGTCTTTTCGCTCCACTGACGGGGGCTTGGGTTTTTCTTGCGGTATCTCAAGTGCCGTTGACGCTAATTCATCAATTCTAACGATGTCATGCGACATGGCTGTAACACGTTTATCTAGCTGCTTGATAATGCCAATTAGGCTTTTAATCTTCTCAAGCACACTATCAAGCAGAAATTTCTGCGTCAGGTAGACGAAATACATTCCGCCAGTCGCCGCCGCGATAGGAAATCCTACGTCCGAGGCAAACTGGAGAAATTCCATTATCGATTACCTAACCACCAAGTGACAAAAGAGAACACCGCGCCGATGGTGAATACGATTCCGCCCACAAAGCCTTTATACCGTGTCTGCTCCGACTTCATCTCGTCAAGCGTCGAAATTATCGCGTCTAGCTTTTTCCCTCTGTCTTCAAATACTTCCTCAAGCGTTTCTATACGCTGTTCTGCTTTGGCTAAACGGCAGGCTTCGTCGGGCATCTCGACCTCACTTCAAGAATCTAAGTTTATAAAGAACGGTAAAATAGGTTTCCATAACACCATCAATTAAGTTTTGAATCGGTGTGTCATCTTTACCGCAAACTTTATAACGGTTTTCGTCAATCCACGTCACTTGTTTTTTCAAAAAGTCTTCAATGCTATCGACGTTTTTACTGCCAATAATTTCAAGGTCTTTAAGGAGCTGATAACTGCCCTGATACGCCTCAACTAACCCGTCCGCTTGCTCGATAATCTCATGATAGAAGTCGTTAAGCGCTATGTGCGCGGCAAAGCTACGCGTCCGCAAATGCTCACGGTGCGCAACATCTCGTGCAAGGAATAATAAAGAGATGAAATGTTCCATTATATGTCTATCCGGTTAATGTTTTCCCAGTACCCATCATCTCTAGCACTGGCTGACTCTGGGTCATGTTGTTCACCATATATATCTTCAATTGGCTCACCGTCCATATTACGCAGAGCATAGACACAGTAATAAACCGTGCCATCTTCAACTGCTGTAATTTTGTGTTGATGCTCTTTGCGAATAACGATAAATGTTGGTGCTGTGAATTCTTTAGGTTTATGGCCTTCAATTTCAACTGACACTTTACCCGATACGAGAAGGGTTACATGGTCAAACTTATGTTCATGCCCACCATGTGTTTCACCGGCAAGTTCTAAGACGTTTTGCTTAACCCAGATATTACCAAAATATCCTAACTCAAAAGTTTTCATGGGAGTTGCGCCACAGGAGTTTGCTCAATCCAAGATACAGTTGGTTCATCCCAGTAATAGCGTTTGTCATCTTGCGGATAAGGTACAGGTGGTTGCCATGACATAGTATCAATGTCACCTACCCATGAAGGATATGGCTTTCTAGCTTGATGCTCTGCCTGTTTATCTGCGTTAAATTCAGCTTGTGATAATATTTTTAAAACACCCACAAGGTTTGTATCTGCGTCATCATCACACGTCCCGTAAAGCAGTGGTGCTGTGCTAAGTGAACCATCAGGATTTGATGCAATAGGGAAATCAGATTCGTTTTGAAAGACAAATTGAAAACCTTTTACATTTGGAATTGCTGGTCCTGTGCGCATTGGTGCTTGCGTGCAAAGAATACCTGTGTCTGCGTCAATGTTTGTTAGTTGTATGTACATGATAATTTCCTATTTTGTTATACGGGTACTCTGCGGACGGCTCTGACGTAAAAAGGGTTATTTTTAGACGTTCCTGATTGTGAGCCATTATCAAAATATTGAACCCATGCCAAGGTTTGGTTCATTTCGGTAGAAGTTTGATACTCTGCAAGCGTAAAAGATTCCGCTTCACCCGTTCTAAAGCTGATACCCGCACTTGTTTGAGCAGGTGAGCCACTTGTGTAGTTAGTGCTAACAGGCTCTGGTGATACCGCATTAGCATTTGAACCGCTTGCCGTATCATTAGCAGTTGTTGTTGGTTTTAAGAAGTAGTATAAAACTTCAAGTTCGTTTTTAGCAGGGAGATACCAATCGCTATAAGCACCTATCGTAAGATCTTCGCAGAAAATAGCCGCTTGATAGTCTGCGCCTAGCGCAGCTAATGACGCAGAGTTTGTTGGTCCATTAATGACAGACGTTATTCCCGTTGTCACGCCACCAACGCCCCATTTTCTACTTGAATTTTGACCAGATGCTTTAGGTGCAACAATTAAGTAATACTGCGTACCAGACACATTAATTTTACCAGCATAGAACCCACCGCCGTATGCTTGTCCGATAACAGTGGGAGGAGGTTCAACAAAAGAACGACCATATGCAAAGTTTTGTTGAATTCCACTCATTAAGTCAACCCCGCACCAGAAATAATCCAAGTTGTTGATGTCATTTTAAGTGCTGTCGCTGTGCCATACCGCGCAAGTGAGCGTGTACCTGTTGTGCCTGTACCAGCTAAATACATTGTGTCTGTTGTGATTGCGATACTGACCACTTGAGCAGTCATATTAACAAAAGAAATAGCTGTGCCAATTGGATACGCTACTGAGCTATTAGCGGGAATAGTAAAAGTCCGTGCATTAGCGTCAGTTGAAGGGTGGAAGATATGTTTTCCCGCATCCGCAGCAACGAGTGTGTAGGCGGCAGATTGACTGTTTTGAGGGATGTTAATATATCCAACGCCATTCGTTCCATCAACCGTACAAGATGACAGCGTACCGCTAGAAGGTGTACCAAGCACGGGAGTTACAAGAGTGGGGGAGGTAGCAAAAACTGCAGCACCACTTCCTGTTTCACCTGTTAACGCAGCCGCTAAGTTAGCACTTGAGGGTGTTGCAAGAAACGTCGCTACGTTTGTACCTAATGAAGCAGAAAGCACCACCTGCTCATAGCGCACGCTGTCCCCAGCAGACGTGCCAGCGGCAAGTCCTGTGAGTTTCTTAGCGTTCATTGGCAAGTTAGCTGACGGCGTAGACTGACCGTCACGAGTGATACAGTTTGTCAGCGCCGTTGCGATGTCACTGTTAGTGTTATTTGTCGTTGATGATGAAATCGTTGTGCCGGTAACAACGGGGTTGCCAGCGGGCAGGTTATATGTCCCAGAGCCATTAAAAGCCATTATTTTTCTCCTGTTATTGAGGTGACTGCGCCAGCAGCAGTGCGTGGGAGGATTCTACCATATTGCAATGCCCAAGCCGAATTAGTTTGAGATGGGCCTTGTTGCGCCCGTTCTAACGCATTAGCAAACGCTTCGGACGACATCAATTCTTTAGATAGTCGCTCTGCAAGCTCTGCGTCAGCTTTCTTTGTCATAGAAGAAAGAATCCATTTAGCGGCTGCTGCGGCAGAAGTAAGCTGAAACGGCGTTTGAGGCGCAGATTCTGTCGCAAGTTTAGTTGTGCCTTCACCTGCTAACCGCCCACGTTCAGCTAACATATTAAACTTATTTTGGTCGTTAATAGTCGCCATTATATCTTCAACGGCGCGTCTTACTTGAGGTTTACCTTCAGTCAAGTTGTCTAACGCTTGAGCGGTGTCGTATGGGTGTTTAGGAACTTCTTTTTTAACTGCTTCAAGCATTGATTGAATGTTCGCTGTTTCCTTAAAGTCAGCCAGTTTAGCTGCGCCTTCTTCTTTACCGTAAGTCGCTTTTAGCGCTACCGCGATACGCGAGTTTTCTAACGCTTTAGCCGTTTTAGCACCTGCGTTATCTACGCCTGCCGTGATAGGCTCAAACGCATTGTTAATGACTTGCTTTGCTAATTCAGGCTTAGCTTCAGGCGTTAATTTGTGCAATATACGCCCCATTGTTCGAGCGTTAGCACTTACGGCTATTTTAGCTAAATCTTCTGCGTCTGATACGTTGACTAAATCTTTGGCAGACTTACTAATAATGCGTTGTTGATTAGCAACCGATTCATCTACTACTTTAGGAATTGCTTTAGCTTGCTCATCTAACGCTGTTTTTTCAACTTTAAAAGTGTCTAAATTTGACGCTATACCTTCTAAATCTTTTGTTACGTTAACGCCAGTTGAATCTAACGTTGCTAACGCTTCTCTATGGTTCCTAAAGAAAACGGCAGGTGATACGCCTCCTTGTACTACTTCATCATTAAATTTACCTACGATGCCTGTTTTAATGGCTTGCATCGCGTCAGGGTCATTGCCAAACGCGCGAATAAAATCGCGAGAATGGTCTGCATGAAGAAACTTGTCTGCTACTTCAGAAGGGTTAATTTTAGGTCGAAATATACTGTTTAGGTCGGTTAATTTATCTACCATACCTTGTCTAAAAGGCTCTGCAACAGTGGTTCTAAATTGTTCATTTGCTTTATTAAACACCGTTCTTGCTTCTTCAGGTGCGTAATCTTGAATAGACTTATTGATGCCCGTTTCTAACTTTTTCAGGTTACGGCGGGTCATGTTAGATTCAGTATCTGACGCACCCTCAATGCCTCTAAGGTCGTCTAATATTGCAGACCTAAGCATATGCGCATCTTGTAGCGACCCTCCAATAGGAAGCCCAGAAGTGACTGACGCCATAGGTTTACCTTTAGCATCTAGTAAAATAGGGCCTGTAGCTTCTTTTTCTTTAAAAATGTCTAATATTTCATGGACTCTTGGCGCTCTTTTAGGCTCTATCGCCGTTGAAAGCGTATTTTTAATCCTACCCGCTTCTACCAATAGCGGTTCAAAACTGAACGGCGCAGGCGCTAAATCGTAGGCTTGTTGGTATAGCGGACGAACTTTGTCATGCGCTGCTTTCTCAAGCGCGTCTTTACGCTGTGCAATAGTTTCGCCAATGTCTACTTGTTTAGGCTGAGGAATTGCGCTTTCAAACGTTTGTTTGTTTGCTACAACGTCGCTTTGAGCAGCTTCATTTTGACGTAGAAGCTCCGCTGTACGAACGGCTTTAGTATCTTCAAGACCACCGGCTTGCGCAATCTGCGCGTCACGCACGTTTTGATATGGCGCGTTTTTACTTACTCCGCTAACAGGCAATTCACCTTGATGCAACGCATTAAGTGAGCTTTGCGCTTGATTAACTTTTGACTCCATAGCCGCCGCTTCTGCGCCGCGTTTAGGGAGCCATGATTCAGGAAAATTCTTTTCTGACGCCTGAATAGCAGACGCTAATTCAGGTGATTCCATAGCTACGGCAAGCTGCTCAGGAGTTAACCCTTTATTACGTAAACGGTCGATTAGCCCGCCCATAGTGTCTTTACCGCCAGCCATAGATTCTAGCTTTCTGTTTAAGATTGCTTCGCGACCAGCTTTAAAAACAGGCTCCACAATCGCGCCCGCAAATCGACTAACTGGCGCAAGCGTAGCTGACGCCGCGCCAATTCCAGCGCCCATCCCAGAATCTAAAACGCCCATATTGTTCTCTGGCGCGATAACTTGCCCAGTGACGCCTTGCGTGGTCGCCCCGCCCAACGCTCTATAACCTAAGTCTTTAGCAAAATCACCTTCAACAACATTTTTAGTTCCGCCATATTTTAACGCGGTAGCTAACTTCTCAGGTATGCCAGATTTGCCAGCTAAACCTAAAACTTCAGCTCCTCCGCTAACGGCTTTTCCAAGTACGCCGCCAATAGGTAGCGTTGAAATTGCTTCCCCTGCCACTTGGCCAACACCAAAAGGGTCACTTTTTGTATCTGCGCCAAGACCGCTTAGTTTAGCCTCAATAGCGGTTTTATATTCCTGCGCTGCTGTTGAGTCAGGGTTAATTAATTTGTGAGGTATATCCGCTAAATTGATAGCTGTATTAGCCGCGCCTTGCGCTGCGCCTGCGTAAATATTGCCAATGTTTTGCCCAGTAGATTTTAAATATTCTACAGCGTCTTGTGTAAGCGAAGGTTGTTGCGTAGGTTGATTAGGCGCATTACGAACCGCCGCAAGCTGTTCTTCTTGTGGCATATCAATAAAACGCTTAGGCGTCGCCGACGATTCTTGGCTAGCCGCTTCAGGCGTTCGTCCGCCGTCTATATGCGCAACTGGCGCGTTAAACTCTTTTTGCGCTCTTGCGGCGACAATGTCAGGCGTAATATCGTCAGGCGCACCTTTATATTGGTGTTGTGTACCATCTTCAAACGTAACTGTAATATCTCTTGCCATCTAAATCACCATCCACTTGAAGTAAATTTTTGCTTTTGCTGCACTGGCGCTTGTTGTTGTACTGGCGGCTGCACTGGCGGCTGCATAGGTGCTTGCTGTTGTACTGGCGGTTGCACAGGAGCGACAGGAACAGGTGAAACACCCCCTAACGCGCCGCCAGTAGCAGGAGGCGTTCTATATTTATCTATTTTTTTAAATATAGGCGCATTTTCTGCCCCCGGAGGAGGCGCAGGTGCGCGATTATTTACGACCGCTGACGTATTGGTGTTAGCTATGTTTACTACTTGGTCTATACCTTTAGTAAGCTCGTCAGAACCTTTAACTAGACCTTTGAAGCTAGTAGGGTCAGGAAGCACATCAGATAACATCTCTTTATCGCCGCCGGTCATAACCCCAGTGTTCAATAACTGTGGGTCACGAATAGCAAAAGTGGCTGCTTGATACGCCGCTTTAAGACGTGTATTTTTTGCAGGGTTGCCTCTATCAATTAAAGGCGTATCGTCTAGCACTTTTTTATATTCTTTTAACTGCGTTACTAAACGTTCGTGCGTATCTGTAGCTTTTTGAATAGTTTTTAAATCATCTTTATAGTTTGGGTTTTCATTTGTGTATTGAGTCAGCACTTCTTTAGCGGAAGCTTTTTTAGCTTCTGTTTCAGCTCTAGCGTCTGCACGGGCGGCGGCGGCGGCCGCTCTATTTGCATTGTCGTAAGCCAATGCTAGATTTTGGTCTTGAACATTCATAGAGTGTTGCTCAACAGGCGTAATTACCTCTCCTAACACTTTCTTTTTTTCTACCTCATTGCCAAGTTTTGCTTCACTATAGGGCACTATTTTACCGTCTACAAGCGTTGGATTTCCTACCATAATAGGCGGCGCTCCCGGCACATTACTTGGTTCAGGGTGATAGCCGGGAGCCATTCCTCTCCATTGCGTTGCGGCCTCCGCCTTAGCTTGCTCTACGTCTAGCTCTTGCAATTTAAGCAAATTACTTGCCTGCGTGGGGTCTACACCCATTAAGCTAATCATGGCGCTGCGGCGTTGCTCTGGTGTTGCGTTTTGCGCAACATTATGTGCCATAGGTTGCGCCGGCGTAGCTTGAGGCTGGTCTTCTAATCTTACGAGTGCACCTAAACGGGACATAATAGACGGGTCTTTTGCAGGTTCTCCTGCGGCTAAAGCCATTTCTTCTGTTGCGGGGACGCCATAACTTTCTTGCGCCCGCATAATAGCGGCTGTTTTTTCACGCTCTGCTTTATCTAAATCTTCTTTAGCGCCGCTTTCTTGATATGCACCAATGATATTTTGCAACGCGCCAAGCGCGGCTCCACCAGTATTAGGAACGTACCATCCGCTAACCATTTGACCTGCTTGTTGATTAGCGCTTTGTTCTTGTAACTTACGAGCTAAAGCAATTCTATCTTTAGCACCAAGCACTTTTTCATCGTATAAACTAGCCACTCGCACCTCCAAATAGCCCATTCCATTTGTTTTGCAAACCGTTCATAAAATTGCCTTGGTCAGGTGTTTTAGCTTGCATAGCCGCAAATTGAGGGTCATATTGACCAAATTCATCCGCGTACTGCTGTGCGTCGCTTTTGCCAGCTTCTTTAATAGCCTGATAACCTTTACCAAGCGCTTCCGCGTTCTCCATTATCGATTGCGCTGACGGCGCGGCATTACCTCGCGGGTATTGCGGTTGGTTTCTAAGTGCAGCCACCAGCGCTGCGTGTTGGTCTTCACCTAACATCATTACACTAACCCCAGCATTGAATAATTAACCATTTTAAACCCACTTGGGTGCATAACGATAGCTTCTGGCATGATTTGTTCCACTTCGTCTGCCATAACGCCTGAGAACGGCTCGCCCCACAAGTAATCCCATGTGTAAAGCCCAATGCCAAGAACGTGCGTACCTATACGTTTAATGTTCTTTTTAAGCCTTCTGTCAGATTTAACCGCCGCGCCAATACCTGCGCCGCCAAGCGCTCCCGCTGCGCCAATGCCCGCGCTTATCATTTGTGATTGAGCCGCTAATTGAGCGTTATACATGCTCTGGTCATATTGACCTTTAGCAGTAGCCGCGCCAAGAAAATCTGCACCCTGCCAGTTAGCTAGCTGTGCGGGCTGAGATACGCCAACCGCAGGTAAATTAGCCGTATTAAGTTGAGCGCCTGTTCTTAGCGCTTGCAAGATATTAAGGTCGTTCTGTTGAATTGCTTGATTCTGTGCAAGTTGTTGGTTACTAGCTTGATTGCTAAGTTGAGCGCTTTGCAGATTCTGATTATACAGTTGCGATTGAACATCATTAGTCAAATTAGCGTTGGCTAGATTAACATTAAAGTTATTTTGCTTGGCTTGGTTGGCCGCTTGTTGATTTGAAAGGTCCATGCCAAAGCGTTGCCCAATAGCCGCGTTAATATTTTGATTATTAGCTTGCGCTTGGTCAAATTGTTGTTGTTGCGCCGCATTTTTAAACTGCGCGGTGTCTTGCGCTTGGCCATAACTTTGCTGTTGCGCGGCATTTCCAAATTGATTGGCTTGCAAGTTTTGGTTAAATTGTTGCCCATATGCTTGGTTAGTAAGCCCCATATTAACTTGCGCATTCTGATTATTTTGCTGCGCGGCGGCGTTAGCAAGCTGCTGCGCGGTGACATTTTGCCCAAATTGTTGACCAAGAGCAGTATTACCAAATTGAGCGCCTTGAAGCCCCATTCCAAACATTCCTTGCGCCGCAGCCGTGCCTTGCCCAATCGCTTGATTTCGAGCGTCCGTGTACGCTTGTTGCTTTTGATTGTTAAAGTTAAGCATTGCATTGTTATACGCTTCACTACCGCGCGTAATACCTTGATTAGCTAATTGACTCTCAAGTTTAGCTTGGTTTTGCGCAAACTGCGGGTCTAAATACTGCGTATTCGCTTCATATAGCGCGTCAGTTGTTTTTTTATTAAGTAACTCAGGCGTAAGGCCTAAAGAAGTTGTTATTTTATTAGCGTTGTTGTCTGTTGCTGATAAGCCTGAAGCCGCAGCGCTAGCCCCTGCCGAAGTCACAAGTTTATCTGCATTATTAGCGGTAGAAGTTGCCATTGTACCGCTAACAGGCCCTAAACTTGACGTTACTTTATCCGCTGTTATCGCAGGGCCTGTTTTTAGCCCTGTGGCGTTAATGCGCCCACCTTGAAAACTTTGCGTCCCTGCATTGGAAATCATAAGCCCAGTGGTATCTTCAGGGCCTCCTTGAACTGCAATGTCAGGGGTTACGGCTTTATATCTAGGGTCAGTAGGGTCGGTAGCCGCTCGTACAGCGTCTAAGCCTTTCAAAGCTATACCGGACAACCCTAATTGCGCCGCTTGACTTTGGTCATAGAGCGTCCGGTCATTACCCCCTAAAGTAGACTGTTGCGTCCATTGCTGAGGGTCATACGTTTTGACAAAATCTTTAGGGAGCCCTTTTCCTGCGTTGTACGCATCTCTTTGCTTTTGAGTTAACGAAGTCATATCAAAAGGTATGCTTCCTTGAGAATCTTTTATTGCGTAAGGGTTTTCATAGCTAACGCCCGTACTACCTAACTCTATAGGCCGCCCATTAGCGTCTAATTCTTGCGCACCTGTAGTGGGGTCTAGCTTATATTGAGGCACGCCCTTTTGATTGGTCATATTTCCAATTTGATTGGCAATGGCCGCGTTTTGGTTTCCCGCCGAGGTTTGTTGCGCTGCGAGCGCGTAATCTGGTGCCGCAGGCATAGATGGACTGCTCATGATAAACTCCTAAATTATCTTAAAAATCGGCATTGCTCTTTGGTCATGGAAAAGAGCCATAAGTCGCCATTATACCCTGCGTCTTTAATTATATGCTCACATACAAACCCTGCGTTTATTGCAAACCGAATACATTTTTCATTATCCGCTTGAATAGGTGCTATTATCTTTTTAACTTTTAGCTCTATAAAAGGATAGTGAAAAGCATACCATCGTATTTCTTTATTTCCTCTACCTTCTACTGCAATATGAAGGTGTATCGACCCTCCCTCTATTAAGTTATTATACATAAAGACAACGTTTATCTCGTCTTTATGCTCAAGCGCTATATAGACCGCGCTTTCATCGTTGCAGTATTTTTTACCTTGTTTTTCAGCTATCCATTGACCGCATCTTTCTGGCTGGTCAACTATAATTTTCATTATAGTACGCCTCCGCCTTCAAATACATAGTCTGTTGCATAGTAGCGAATATCAGACGTTTTACTTGATGTTCTGATTCTAAATGTGCCGTAATAGCCCATGCCCGACGCCATTTGCCAACGAGAGAAAGGCTTAATATCGCCACCCCATGTTGACGTATCCCAAACACCTGCATCCCAAATACCGGCAGTCGTGGATAGCAAATTGTACGGCTGCGGCGGTTGAGATGTTAAATCAAAGTTAAGGTTAATTTGACCTGAAAACGCAAACGCATAATCGTAGCCCATTGACACTTTAGCCATCGTCCAACGCTTAATCTGACTTTGACTGCCAAAGGCAGAAAAAGCAGGTAAAAGGTCGGTATTGATGACTTCGCCATCATCAG